CTTAGGTCGCTGATATCATCGTGGACTGAGATACTCGCGGCTCAAGTTGTACCCATGCCGATACCAGCGTAACGATTCCGCCTGCGTCGGGGGTCACAACGACGCGGGCATAAGTACATTCGGCTTTTGCGGCCAGTAAAGCGGATGGATTAAGCTCGATTGCCAACATCTTGTTATTATCAGTGCTGATGACAATCGGCACGCCAGCTGTAGTGGCGGCTGTAATCGCTCCCCAGGTATTAGCACCAACTGCGCCGGATAGTCGGTAGCTAAATGCTACTGCGACGGCGGTAGTCGATGCCGACGACGTGGCGGCTTCCAGGCTAACAGTAACAGATTGATCTGCGCTTGCAGCGGTGTTAGCGCCGAAAAAGACAAACGCAGTCCCACCATGAGAACCGCCCAGAGCTACCGCGCCTTGAATAGCAGTGGAGGCGGTGTCAACAGGGGCGATGAGTGGCATAGTATTAATCCCACTTGCGAAACGGTCGTAAATCATATATCACCTCGTAAAATTGCCATGTCCCAACCGGCGATTATCTCACCGGCTGAAACATGGATAATTGATGATTAAGTAGCTGTAGTCAAGCTGACGAAAGCGGACTGGGTAGCGGTGCCCTTGTAGGGGGTAATGGGGCTAGACATAGCAGTCTGACCATCACACCGATAAACAAATCGGAACGTGGTTTCATCGGTCAGGAATTGCACGTGAATACTGGTCGCGGCTTCGATGTTGGTCTTTTCCCAGTACAAATAATCGCGCATGTCGGCGAGTAGAATATCGCCCTGTGTTCCAAGTGCCGGGTTGAACTCGGTCTCGATAACCGGACGGCCATAAATGCGCATGACGCCGTCTTGACCATAAGAGACATATGGGGATAAAACCGACGTGGTCGAACCGGGGAAGTAAAGCGCGTCAAGCTGCGGGTGTACTTCACTGTTGATGTACCAGGCGGAGTTGGACTTGTTGCGGGGGTGCATACGCGCCCACATCCCGACAATATCAGCGTGTTGAACCTTGTTACCATCAACGCGGGTAACTCCAACAAGAGCGCCACTGGCAAGGATACCTTGAGGGCCGCCAACACCGCCGCCATTCAGGATGTCATCATTAGCCATAAACATCAGCTCTTCACGACAACCGACATTAACGACCTCGGAAAACATCGCGGCGTCCTGCAGTAATTCATCGGTCCCGTAAACGACGGCGGCGAATTTCTTCAATTCCCAATTGATGCGCCGAAACTTGGGCTTTGATGCGGTCCTGGTTCCAGCTTCATTCAATCGGTAACCCTGGATACCGCCCCAGCGTGATCCGGTAGCGCGGCTAGTTTCATCCACGCCATTCATCCAGCCGTAATTTGAATTGGATGAAACGGGCAAGCGACGGGCAGCTCGGGTGAATGGCCCCTCTTCGTGAATCGGTTTCATAACTTCAGCGGTCAAAGTTGGGTCAAGTAAATATCCGCCATCAGCGGGCACGCCCTCAGAGGCGCCGGAGGCTTTCATGGCTTCGACTTCGATCGATTTCAACGCGGCGAGGCGTGGGTGAGTGTTGCGGCCCATGCTCATAACATCGGTTTTGATAGCTCGCGCTTGTTCGGCGAGTGAACGGAATGGGCGGTCGCCCTCGTCCTTAGTGACAACAATCATGCTTTTGGTTTCGATTGCGGGCAAACTGGCAAGAGCAGATTTCACGCCCTCGCTGATACCCTCTGCTACTGCGGTTTTAATTTCTTCGGTTTCCATTTTAGGGTTTCCTTATTCTCAAAGAGTAAATTTATTGCTTATCGCCTTCCGCTTAGCCTGCGGTCTGACGTATATGCTGCGCTAATTGTTTTCCAACCTCTCGCCCAATTCCGCGAAAGTCTATTTCAACATCATCGTCAATCTCAGTAATCTCATTGGCGATTGACTTCGATGCGACCATGTTACGGGGCTCGGCGGGGAATGGCGTCAAACTGACCTCAGCTATCTGCCATTGTTTGATCGTCGCCCCGTCGCGCACCACTGCATGAGCAGCTGCGCCGGTTGACCATCCGAGTTTGTCCAAGTATTTAGCGTATTTTTCAGCCGTGTACAGGATCGCGTCTTCGATGATGATACCGTCATCCATCATCTTTAGCGTGGCTTTCCCGATTGGTTCAGTTACCTGAACGCTATGGCCTGATTTTGTGCCCATCGGCTGAGCGTGGTGCAACATAATGTCGACTTTCTTGGTACTCTCGCCAGCGAAACCGTAATTTGTGCCACTGCTAAACCCTTCGCCAGCCAGGTCTTTCCCGCCAAAGCGCACGGCATAACCGCTCAGTTTCCCGTTCATGGATTTTACAGCGCTGCCGTAAGACACAAACAGGTCTCCGCTCTTCGCGGGCTGCATCGCGCCTTCTGGCATTT